TGATGACCCAGCCCTACCGGATCATGCCCATCGGCCACCCCGCTGACTACCAGACGTTCCGGATGACCCGGCGTTCTGACACGTCGATTGTCCAAGCCTGTAAGGAAGCAGGATGTGAACAGTGGGCCAAGGGCTGGGAAACCCACATCGACGAAAATACCAGTCTCGGGAGGGGTCAGGCTGCTTACATCCGGCGTGAGTCCGGCCGGACGTTCACCGAGCACCGTACCGTCTCAGGTCTTACGGTGTTCCGATTTCCGTCCGGTCAACGATGCTTTGCCGAGCACCGGACACAGCCGATGCTGTACGTCGTGCAGGGCGGCGACTGGCGCCAGCGACGTGGCCTGCTTCGGCAGCACGTCAACGGTGATGACTGGGTGGACGATTTCGCCACCCATCAGGACAGGGTGAAAACCCAACTGGAGAAAGGATAGCCAGATGGCTAAGGAAAGCGGTCTGGGTTGGACCACGCTGTCCGTGGATGACAGCGCGGGGACGCCCAACGACATTCGCAACGACGTGACGAACTTCGAGTTCGCCACACCGCGCGCTGTGCAGGACACCACTGGCGTGGACAAGTCGGCCATGGAGCGGCTGCTTCTGCTGGCCGACTTCAGCGTGACCCTCAACGGCGTGTTCAACGATGCCGCGGGCAAGTCCCACGCGACGTTCAAGACAGTCCCGTCCACCAGCGTGGCAAGGACTACCAGTCTGGCGCACAGCGGCCAGACCCTGGCCGGGGAGCTCCTGTACACCGATTACAGCCTGAGCAGGGCGCAGTCAGGAGAGCTCACCTGGTCGGCCCCGGGTGTCCTGGCCGACGGCACCGTTCCTACGTGGTCGTAAGGGGGGGGGCCGGCAGATGGGGTTCCAGCGCAAGCTGATCGAGATCACGTTCGAGGGTTACCTGTCCGGGTTGGAAGTCAGGTCCCGACCGATCAGCATGGATCAGCTCCTTACGTTCGTGGCGTTCCAGGAATTCGACCTGTCGGACGGGGAGGCCTCGAGCGCGCTGTGGAAGCGCGTGTGCCAGACCCTGGCCGAATGCATGGTCAGCTGGAATCTGGAGGACGAGATCGGTCGGCCGGTGCCTCTGACGACCGACGCCATTGCCGGTCAGGGGTTCGACCTGGTGATGGAGATAACCGGCGCGATCGGGAGCCGGGCCACCAAGCCTGACGCGGACCTGGGAAAAGGCTCGAGCTCTACCGGCAGTTCGGTGGAGGCATCGCTTCCGATGGCTCCGTTGTCGGACGACCTCGCGAGCTAGTAGAGGCCCATACGATCCTGACGCTGTGCCGCACTTTCGGTCAGCTGCCCAGCGCGGTACTGGCCGAAAGTGCGGAGCTGATGAGGCTCATCAACATCGAAGCCGCGGGGGGCTTGGCACCCAGGAAGGGAGGTGACACCGGTTATGGCTATGAACACGATTGAGATCACGGCTGAATCCAAGGACAAAACCAAATTCGATATTGTGGAGCGTAAGATTAAGCGCTCCGCTGACGTGATCAAAACAACCGGTGAGAAGGCTGGCAAGGACCTGGCCGACAGCCTGGAAAAGGGTGCCAAGAAAGCCGCCGATGCCGTGGAGGACGCCGGCACCAAGGCCGGTAAGGGCTTGGCTGACGGGGTGAAGAAAGGCAGCGATGACGCGGCGGGGGAGGCCCAGCAGGGCGGCAGCAAGGTTGGTGCAGGGTTCCTGGCGAACATCAAGGAATTCACCAAGCACGTAAAGGATGAGTTCAAACGAGTTGGCGAGAACGCCAAGGGGATGGCTTCGGAGATAGCGGCCAAGGCCAAGTCCGGAGGTGGAAAGCTCAAGTCCGCCGGTATGGCGATGGGCAAGGTGTTGGCCGCCGGGGTGCTGCTCGCGGTTGGAACGGTAGGCGCCGGCCTGATCAACGCTATGGGTTTTGAGGCTGCCAACGACGAGCTGGCCGGGCAGCTGTCGCTGTCAGTGGAAGGTGCCAAGAAAGCGGGGGAGGCTGCATCCAATGTTTACAAGCAGAACTGGGGTGAGTCGATCGGGGATGTCAACGATGCCATCAAGTCCATCGGACAGAATCTGGTCAGTGTCAACCAGGTAAGCAAGTCCGAACTGGAGTCGATGACTACCCAGGCACTGACTCTTCGCGACGCGTTTGGTGTCGAGGTGGTGGATTCCACTCGCGCGGTCGGCCAGATGATCAAAACCGGTATGGCCAAAAATGCCAAGGAAGGCTTCGACCTGATCACCGCTGGTGAGCAGATGGGTCTTGACAAAGCCGGTGATTTGATCGACACGTTCAACGAATATGGGACCCAATTTCGTAAACTGGGGATTGACGGGCCGTACGCCTTGTCTCTGATCAACGCCGCGATTCAAGCCGGCGCACGAGATTCGGATATCGCGGCTGATGCCATCAAGGAATTCTCCATCCGGGCTGTGGACGGATCCAAGCTTACGGCGCAAGGATTCAAAGCGGCCGGGTTGGATGCCGATAAGATGAGCGCGGCTATCAGTAAGGGCGGTCCGACAGCCCAAGCTGCGTTCCGACAGACGTTGCAAGCTGTGATGTCCATCAAGGATCCGATCAAACAAAACGCTGCCGGCGTAGCGTTGTTCGGAACCCAGTGGGAGGACATGGGACCCAAGGTCATGGGTGCCATGTCCAAGGCGGACACTGCTTTGGAAGAGGTGGACGGTGCCACTAAAAAGCTTGGTGACACCATGGGGAACAATCTGACCACCAAGATCGAGAGCGCCAAGCGTGCGGGGGAGGCCTGGGCCAACAGCAAGCTGCTGCCTGTGGTGGAGCAGATTTCCGACCGCTTTACCGATGACTTCCTGCCGGCGCTCCAGACCATTGGGTCCTTCATGCGCGACACGCTCGGGCCGGTGGTCAAGGAATTCGCGGAGAAGTGGCTGTCCGCGGTCAAGCGGAACCTGGACGACATCAAAGCGGCGTTTGAGGACAACCGGCCCCAGCTGGAGTTGTTCGGTGAGGCACTGAAGAAAATCGCCCCCGTCATCGGCACCGTGCTGGTGGTTGGTGTGGAAGTCCTGGGCGCGTCTATCGAAGCGTTGATCCGCACCATCGGGTTCTGTGTGGACGCCTTCCTGTTGTTGAAAGAGGGCATTGGCAAGGCGGTGGCCGCGGCCATGCCGGTCATCGGCAAGTTGGTGACGGGGTTCATCGGCGGCATCGGGATGATGATCAACGCCCTGTTGCCCTACGCCAAGTCGATGGACAAGGTGTTCCACACCAACACCGCGCAGTGGGTGGAGTCCCAGCGTAACGCCATGCTCCAGATGGCCCAGGACGCCAGCGACGCTTTCGACCAGATAGCCACCGACGCGCAGGAGATGGCCGACGCCGCGTCGCGCGAGCGCGTCTTGATCAAGCTCAAGGGTGACAAGCAAGACATCCAATCCAAGATCGACGATGTCAAGCGACGGTTGAAAAACCCCAACCTGACCAATCCCCAGAAGTCCAAGCTACGGGCCGATCTGTCCCGGCTGCGAGCCGACCTTATCCAGGCCCAGGCTGCCATCAACCGGCTCAAGGGCAAGACAGTCACGTTGCGCACCAACCGGGAGATCTACACCTACCGGTACGACTCCACCAAGTCCAAGCGTGGTCGGCAGTACGAGGAACACGGTGGCATCTCCACCGCGGCCACTGGTGGTCCACGCGGCCGGGAGACCTTGACCGGTGAGGCCGGTATGGAGCTGCTGGATCTACCACCGGGAACGATGGTGCACAGCAACCCGGACACCGAACGGATCCTCGGTGAGCGGGCTCGGCAAGGACAGGGAGACATCTTCGTGACCGTCATGGTGGGGACCGAGCGGTTGGGCCAGCTACTGATTCGGCCGTTGCGGAACGAGGTCAGAGCCCTGGGCGGTAACGTCCAAGCGGTCCTGGGAGGTGGCCGGGCATGAGCTTCCCCCAGACTCCGCAATCTCTGGTTGCTGAGCTCTTGATTGACGGCGTTTGGACGGACATCACAGATGAGCCGGTGCTCGAGCGCGACTCCATCGTCATCAACCGGGGTACTCCCGACGGAGCGAACGAAACGCCACCATCGCGATGCACACTTACCGTCAACAACCGCAACGGGAAGTTCAGCCCGCGCAACCCCGTCAGCCCGTACTACAAAAAGATTGGCCGCAACACCCCCTTGCGAGTGCGGCTGCCTGACGTCGCTCTGGACCCTTACATCAGGACCTGGAAATCCAACGCCGGTTACACAACCCCGGATTCGGCTGCGCTGTCGATCACCACGGTGCTTGATCTTCGGATTGAGATCGAGCCTGACAGCTGGACAAACAATGCCTTCTCCCTGGCAGCCAAGTATCTCACTACGGGAGATCAGCGTAGCTGGGCTTGGTGGGTGGACGAAAACCGCAAACTCAAGTTCCGGTCCAACGGAACCGGCGCGGTCGGTGGCAACGTGGACTGGATCTCCAGCGCGGTTATCCCGTTTACCACTGGCCGGGGAGCACTACGCACCACGTTCGAGAACAGCGACGGTTCCGGAAACCGGCGCGTCACGTTCTACACCGCTGCAAGCCTGGCCGGTCCGTGGACCCAGCTCGGCAGCGCCTTCGTACTGGCCGGCACAACGGCACTGTTCGACTCCACCGCTCAGGTAGAGGTCTGCCGCGTAGACAACATCACCGTCCCCGGGCCGGCTGGGCACAACATCGACCTGGTGATGCCTGGGCGTACCTACGGTTTCCAGATGTATTCAGGCCTCGGTACCAGCCTGGTGGCATACCTGAACCCGGACTTGGGTGAGGGGGTTGATCCGATCACCGACGCACAAGGCAACGTCTGGACACCCCAGTTCGGAGCCTGGGTCGTCAACCCCAGCATTCGTTTCGTCGGGGAAGTTTCGTCCTGGCCTCAGGAATGGGACACCTCCGGTGAGGACCGTTACGTCCAGATAGAAGCCAGCGGGGTTCTGCGCAGGCTCCAGCAAGGCAACCCCTTGTTGACGTCCCCCATGTACCGGGGGATCACCGCGGTGGCTTCCAACGTGGTCGCCTACTGGCCTTTGGAAGATGAGCCGGGCGCGCTCCAGCTCGCGTCCGGTATCGGCGGCCCACCTTTGACCTGCTCCCAACCACCCGACGCGGGAAGCTACAGCGAGTTCAAAGCTTCCAAGCCTGTAGCCCAGATGCCCAGCTCTGAACCGGGAACGTGGCGTGCCGGAGTCCCGGCGTACACCAGCCCATCCGGAAGCCACATGATCCGGTTCATGGTGCACATCCCGGCAGGGACGCTGAGCGGAACCACGCTGTTGCGGGTGCTGGTGGTGTCCAGCCAGGTCGGTTACTTTGAGCTCTCCTACATCAGCACCAGCAATGGACAGATCCGGTTCCGGGCTTTCGACACCAGCGGTACGCAAATTGTCTCCTCCGACAGCGCGACTCCTGGTGGGATCAACGACAAGAACGAATACATGAGCCTGGATTTGGAGGACACCGGGTCGGCCCTTCACTGGAACGTCATCCAGATGGACCTTGATCAGCCCATCGGTGCTGGTGGAACATTCAATGACGGCACATTGGCAGCCACCGACATCACGCGGGTACGGGCGATAGAGGTCTATCCCAACGCGACTTCGGCCCCAGCGGAAAGCGTGGCGTTCGGTCACTTGTCCGTCCAGCATGGGATTACCAGCTTCTTTGAGCTGGACGACCAGGCCAAGGGTTGGATCGGTGAGCGTGCGGGAGACCGGTTCAGCCGGCTGACCGCGGAGAATGGTGTACCCGCGGTGGTGTTCGGGGATCCGGACGAGACTCAGCCGATGGGCGCGCAACCGGTCCAGACGCTGGCCACACTGTTGCGTGAGTGCGCTACCGCGGACATCGGCCAGTTGCTCGAGCCAAGAGACTTCCTGGGCTTGATGCTTCGGACCCGGCTGAGCCTGACCAACCAGATCCCGGCGCTCGAGCTCGACTATGACGCGTCCCAGCTGACCCGATTCAAGCCGATCGACGATGATCAGTTGACCCGTAACGACATGACCGTTAACCGGCCGGGAGGCTCGAGCGCGCGCGTCATCGCTACGACCGGACCGCTCAGCGTCAACCCTCCACCGGACGGGGCAGGGCAGTACGACGACCAGATCGAAGCCAACGTCGAAACCGATGCCGAGCTGACCGACCATGCCGGCTGGCGAGTGCACCTGGGCACGATCGACGAAAGCCGCTTCCCCGACCTGGCGCTGACCCTCGCCAGGTCGCAGCTGGCGAGCCTGCGCGTGGGCATCGCGGCGTTGGACGTCGGGGACCGGATCACCGTGGACAATCCACCGGCCGACCGGATGCCACCCGACCAGGTGAGCCAGCTGGCCTGGGGCTTCACCGAAACACTGTCCGGATATGTCTGGGATGTGGTGATCAACGGCATTCCGGAGTCCGGCTGGCAGGCCGCTGTGTGGGGCTCTGACGCCGCCGCGGCCACCGACGACCCAGCACCGGCTCGGTACGCGCCGGACGCCTCCAACCTGGCTGTAGCAGCCGACAGCACCCAGACAGCGCTGTTGGTCAACACCAGCCTGGGACCGTTGTGGAGCACCCAGAGCGCGGATTATCCCCAGGACATCTGGGTGGACGGGGAGCGCTGCGAGCTGAGCGCGGTCGGTGTCACACCGTCGCTGGTGGCCGTTGGTACCGGCGCGTCGGGGACGGGCAACACCGGGATCACGGCCGGGCTGCCGGCCGGGACCGCCGTGGACGATGTGGTCGCGATCTTCGCTTCCATCCGCAACAGCGGCACCGGCGTGCCGGTGCGGCCGGATGCCTGGTATGAGGCCCTGAACTTCAGCAACGGCAACGCCCGGCTTTACCTCAGGCGCTACGACGGGATCTGGACCATGCCCGCGGTCGCCTTCACCGGGGGCGCCGGCACCGATGACACCCTGGCCCAGAGCGCGAGCTTCCGCGGCGTGGACTGGCCGGCCATCAGCGCACTGTCCCAGCTGAACGGAAGCGCGCAGAACATAGCCACACCCGCGCTTCCGGTACCGGAGTGGGCTGGGATCATCCTGGGGCTCGGCTGGAAGCAGGACGACTGGAGCGCGTCCGGAGCGGCCGCGCTGGGCGGCGAGTGGACCGAGATCAACGAACGGACGTCCACCGCGGGCAACGATGCCGGGCAGGTCTGGGACTACCAGGTAGCTCCGATGTGCGCCACCGGCGTGGAGGCCTCAAGTTTCACCATCACCGGGGGTGCCGCGGCCATCTCGCGGGGCGCGGTGATCTGCCTGCCGGTGCGTACGCCGGCCGCCAACAGCAACCCGTATTTCGAGACCGACGCGTCCGGCTGGACCAACACCGCGGGGGTGGCCGCGCCGTCGCGCTCCACCGCACAGAAGCACAGCGGCACGGCCTCAGCCCTGCTGGCTACCGTCGGCACCCCGGCCAACTGGAGCATTACCAGCCAGTCCATCGTGCCGAGCATTCAGGGGCAGCTGTGGAGCGCGACCGCCTGGGTCCGGGTCAACACCGGCGCCAGCATCGACCTGCGGATAGTCCTGGCCTGGGCGGACGAAACTCAGACCGCGCTGAGTATCACGGCCGGCACTACGACCACGGTACCCACCAGCATCTGGACCCCGCTCACCGTGACGGGGTTCAGCCCGGCCGGTACCGGGTTCGCGCAGATCCGGCTACAGGCACTGAACAACCCGGTCGGTGGCAGCCAGGTCCACGCGGACGAGATCGAGCTGACCTCCCCGCGTATTCAGGGGTTCACCGTGGCCCGGTCGCAGAACGGCGTGGTGAAGAGCCACACCGCGGGGACCGATGTCCGAGTCAATCCTGAGTCGTTCTGGTCGCTGTAAGGCCTTTGGAACAAGGGAGAATCAAGATGGCGACAGCCGGCCAGATCATCAGGGCCAGTGACATGAATCGCGTGGTGGCGTACGCGACGTTGACGGCCAACAGCTCCACAACCACCACCGAAATGATCGTGATGACGGTGGGCCAGGCCAGCTACCAGACCGGTCGGGCGTACCGGACGACCATCAAGGGATTGGTCAACAGCTCGGTGGCCAACGACACCGTGACCTGTCGCGTGAGAAAAACCAACATCTCCGGTCAGACGGTGTTGAACACCTTCGCCACCAAGTGCATCACCACGGCGGAGAACTGGCCGGTATATTTCCAGGGCTACTTCACACCCACGACCAACTTCACCGACGCGTTCTGTGCCACCATCGACAGGCGTACCGGCACGGGCAACATCCTGATGGCAGCCAGCGCGACCGAACACGTGGCCTATCTGCTGATCGAGGACATGGGGTCCGGCAGCCTGGACTCCTATCCCGGAATCATCTCGGTGTGACATGCCAGAGCCGAGCGTGCTGGGTGTTCTGGCCAGTATCATCGCCGCGTTGGTGGTGCTGGCCGGCTGGCTGGTGCGCCTGTACGTACGTGAGGCCCGCCGTCAGGTGGCCGAAGCCAACGCGCGGGCCGACCGGTTCGAGCAGATGGCGATGCGCGCGCTGGGCGCCACCGAACAGATTCTTCCCGTGCTGGAGCGGCGTGCGCGGGTAGCCGAGACGGTGGAAGATGTCGTTGGACACTCCATGTTGACCTCCCCTACGGAGGGTGACCGATGAAGATCTTGGATTGGCTGACCCGGAAGCGCTCCACCAACGGGGACCGCGACACCCGGCTGGCCAGGCTCGAGGCCCGGACCGAGCGCGCTGAAGCACGCGTCGCACGGATCGACCCCCGACGGCAGGCCGCGCGGGCAGAGGAGTTCGAGGCACGGTTGCGTCACGTCCTGCTCAGGGACGGTTGACAAAGAGCTTTCGGGGGTGGCACCTGGGAGGATAGAGGCTATGGACCTGGACACCATGCGTATCGTCATCACCGCGCTGATGTGGCTCACCATCCCCGGCGCCGTCGCCAGTCTCATCCTGCTGTTCGTTGGTACGAAAGAGCGCGATGAGTTTTTCTGGCACGTGGTCACCTATGCCGGGTCGATAGCCCTGGTGGTCTCGGTCTGGGCGCTGGGGCGTCTGCTGGTGGATCATCTGGGTTCGATCCCGGGCTGGTATCCGATCCTGTTGGTGGTGTCATTTGTGACCGTGCCGGTCGCGGTCTACTGGCGGCTGTCCCTGCAGACGCGTAGCCTGTTGCGTAAACCACACACCGACGTATCGGAGTAAGGCATGCCGCTGGTTCGAGGTATCGACGTCCACCCCAGCTACCAGACCGTGACCGACTGGGGGAAGGTGGCCGGCGCGGTGGATTTCATGATCCAGAAAGCGACCGAGCACACCACTTTTCGTACGTCGAACATGTACTACAAAACCGCCAAGGCTAAGGGTTTGCTGGTTGGGGCGTACCACTTTTTCCGGCCGGGCAAAGGCAGCGCCACCGATCAGGCTGACTGGTTCGTGGCGTGGTTGCGCGCGGCCGGCTGGCAGAAGGGCCGGGATTTGCCGCCAGTGCTAGACCTCGAGCGCGATGACGACCTGTCGGATGCCACGGTGCGGGCTCGCGCGGCGGTGTTCCTCAACCGTGTGGACAGCGTGCTGGGGCTCGGCTCGGATCCATGGCAGCGGACCATGCTCTACATGAACGCCAGCTGGCGCGACCGCATGAACGGTCTGCACCATGGCCGGGTGCTGTGGCTGGCCAGCTGGCCGGCTGAGTTCGACCACGCCTGGCCGACCAGGGAAACCAGCAAGCCGTCCGGTGCGGGCATCTGGCAGTTCACCGACAACGGTGGCGGCATGGTGCCGGGCATCACCAACGGCGGGCCTCAGTCGCTCGATCTGGACGTTGCTGTTCAGGCTGAGCTGGCCAAAATGGCACCCCTGTTTTACAACGATGGAAAGGAAGAGGACATGGACCTGACCCCCGCCAACCTGGCCGCGATCGGCAAGGCGGTCTGGGACCACAAGCGCGAGGTGAGCGCGTCGGCGTGCAAGCTGGCCGGCTGGCCGGATGGATTCGACGCCAGCGCATGGAATCTGCTGTCCGGTGCCGACGCCGCGGAGGTGGCCCTGCTGGCCCTGGCGCGGTCGGAGGAGGCCCGCGACGCTGTTCAGGCTCAGGTGCTGGCCGGCATCCAGCAGGCCACGGCAGGTCGGCTCAGCACGGAGGAGGCGCGCGAGGTGGCCGACCTGGTGACCGCCAACCTGGTACGGATCGTGGTGGAGCCCGGCCAGACGGCGGCCGGCGCGTGAGCGACAAGGACTCAGCCGAGCTGACAGCGCTCACCGTGGAGACTGCCGCGCCCCGGCCGGTGGACGTGGTGCCCTGCCCGGACTGCCACACCACCGGTTGCGCGCTGTGCGGCTACAGCGGCACGCTGACCGTCGAGCTCGAACAGTAGACGTCCGGCCAACCCTGGTCGGCTGAGAGAAAGGCCGGGCTGATGTCCGACTGGTTCAAGATCTACGGCAAGTCCCTGGCGTTCGTACTGGGCGCGTTCGTCGTGGCGCTTCGGCAGGTGACCGACGACGGCCACGTGACCGGCGCTGAGTGGTTCGTCGTGATCGGTGCGGCCAACAGCGCGGTGGCCGTCTACTTCGTGGCCAACCTGACCGGCACGTCCGGCAAGTACGGCAAGATCGTCACCCATACGGTGACGCTGACAATCCCCGCGCTAGTGGCGTTCATCCCGGGCGGGATCACGGGGAACGAGCTGATCGACCTCATCATCATCGCCGGCAGCGCGGCCGGTGTCCTGGGCTTCCCCAGTGTCCAGCATCCGGTCAACCCCGTGGTGCTCCAGCCCGCTGTTGCGCAAGGACAACACGCGGGCTAAGCTGGCTTCATCAGATCCGCATTGCTGGTGACAACACAGAACACCCCCGGTCAGCGCATAATGATGCGAGCGGGGGTGTTCTGCTGTCTCAGAGCAGCTGGAGCACCTGCTGACCGATGTACTCGGTGTAAACCGGCGGCAGCGCCTCACGCAACGCGAGATGGTCGTCTGTCCAGTCGATGCCCTTGGCTTGTTGCATTTCGGCCACCGTGGCTTTACCGCCGCCCCTGCCGTACGCGGCGACGTACGGGCCGTCGTGGTAGACGCCGTGCCGCCAGCCACGCACACGGCCGCGGTGTGATTTGTGCTTGGGTTGGATTACGGCTGGTATCGAAGATCCCGATCTGTGGCTGTGTCCGAATTCGAAAAAGCGATGCATGATCACACCGAGTCCAAACATCTCGCCACACAGCATAAGATCCTTGCGGATCGCGGCACCGGCAACGTTTTCGATCACCCACGGGGCGCGGGTGAACAGTTTGAGCGCGTTTCGTGTGGGCTCAATCAACCGTGGATGTGGATTACCACGCTTGGCATTGGTTCCCCGAATGGGCGCACCCTCGCCTTGACACGGTGGTGAGGTGTGCACGAAATCGAACTCGTGCCCGTATCGGCCAAGGAACCACAACGCGTCGCACTCGAAGAATTCCTTGCCGGGATAGACGCTTGTTGGTCGGATGTCTACGCCGACGACTTCGAAACCAGCGCGGGCGTAGCCGGCTGCCGCGCCACCGTCGCAGCAGAACAGGTCGAGCAACCTCGGTGATCTCATCAATTTCCTACCTTACCGATCGGTATCAATGTTGGGTATACGCAACACCGGCTCCCCTGGGGGCTGGGGAGCCGGGTCTGTCTGTGGTCAGTCAAGGCTTGCGATGAGCTCGTAGCTGTCGGCCCGTGCCTCGCGCTGGTAGGAGGAGAAGACGTTGGCCACATCCTCGTAAGTCCATCCCCAGCCCCAGGCGTCCAGTTCGACTACCAGCCGGCCGTCCTTGTAAAGCCTCATCCTGGTTCCTCCCAGGTCTTCGTCGTTGAGACCAGTATGGCACAGGTGTTGAGAATTTGCAACACCCCCGAGCAAAGAAAAATGAGAGCCCTGCCCGGGCGGGGGAAGTGGGCAGGGCTCTCGTCTGGGAGGGGCCGGTGGGCCTACGTGCTGTTGGGCTTAGGATTTCCCACCGGTTAGGTGTTCGGATCGAGATGCCCCGCGCGAATCGGTTCCAACGATTCCAGCTTGCTACCGGCTTGCGCCTAAAGCTACTGGGGGCCTCTAGTCGGCTACTCGCTTCTCGATCCGAACAAGCACTAGCTTAGCATGACTGTTCAGTTTGTGCAACAGGTTCAGCCAGGAAATTTCGCCGGCCTGGTGCCGCGGGTGATGTGCCTGGCCTTGGCCTCATGCTCGTCCCAGGCGCCGTTGCGGTTGGACGTGGAGCGCACCGTGCCGACGATGAACCCGATGATGGAACCGATCACCACGCCGGCCACGACCAGGCAGAGCATGCCGGCCACCAGGGTTGCGGTGTCGATCTGGTAGCTCACGCCCCCGGATCCCTTCCGTAGTTGCCCTCTCGGACAATCTGGTCAGCTTCGGCCTGCATGGCGTCACGCATCGCCTGTCCGCGTGGCGAACGCGGAGCCTGCCCGCTGGCAGCCGCGAGCCGGTCCACCAAGTTGGGCAGGTAGCGCTCGATCATGTCGCGGCAGGGGTGTCCGGGCGTGAGATCGACCAGGCCGGTATAGGCGACCTCCTCAGCTACTCGGATCTCCGTACCGCGTTCGTCGGTCAGCGAGAGTTTGATCTTGATGGTCATCAGATTTCCTATCCGATTGGGATGATGTGTGCACCAGAGTACGGCTCGGCATGAACCACGCCGCCGTGCCGGACGGGCTGCCCGGCCGGCGCCGGCAGGTACTCGGTGTAGACCTTGACGTTGACGCGCGAGCTCGCGCATGCCGGGTCCATCTGGTAGTCCAGCATCGGGTTGAACCGGTAGTGGTGCAGGGTGCCGTCGATCGTGCCGGTGGTGACCTTGGTGGCTACGTTGCAATACGAGCCGTCGGCCCGCACCTGGCGCACGAACAGCGTCAGCCGGGTCTGGAGCGCGGCGGCTCCCCCGGTGGACTCCACGCTGACCCCCAGCCCTGCCCAGACGTGTGCCTGCGTGGTGCCGGCAGGCAGCTGGACCGTCCGGTAGACGGCATCCACCGCGCGCGGCCGGGGCGCCAGGCCGAACGGTAGCTCTCCGGCCTGCCGCCATTCCATCCCACCAGAGTAGGAATTGGACGCGATCCTCAGGAAAGTGTTCGCGCCGTCGATCACGTCCAGGAGGTTGTTCGGATTGGTCACGCACTCGACGGTGCGCTTGCCCGCGCGGATCACGCTGGTGTTGTCGCAGCGCCCAGCCTGGGCTCGCAGCTCGATCACGTACGTCCCCGACTGTTCCGGGCTGAACAGCCACTCGGTGCCGACCGCGGCCGGCCGGGCATCGCCGCGGTGGTTACGCGTGGCCAGCGTGCTCCGAGCTCGCTGCGTGGCGCTGGTGGCTCCCAGCGGGTAGGCCTCCACCCTGGCGCCCATCAGGCTACCGGTGGTCGCGGTGCCCTCCCAACGCGCGCTCCAGCGGTACTGGCGACCGGCCTCGAGCTCGAGCGTGCACGTGCGCAAGGTGTGGAAGATGTAGTCGGTCGGCAGCTGGTGCAGACCGGTGCTCGAGCTGGCGCAGACCGGCGCCGGCTGGGTGTCGGCCACCTGCTGGGACGCCTGCGTGACGTTGCCCAGATGGGCTGTCGCGGCTGGGCTGGCGATGACGCCGGTCAGCAGGATCAACAGGCCCAGGTTGGCCTGCTCCTGCCAGCGGGCAAGCCGCTTCAGAATCCGGACCACACGAAGTGCCTTGTGCTGGGGTTGGTTCATGGTAGGTTTCCTCTCGTACTGGTGCAGGTACGGGCATGACCCCCGCTGGCAAGCTACGCCGTGCGGGGGTCACTCGTTTCAGCTGAGCAGATCTTTGAGACCTGCGCGCAGCCGGGCCAGCCGGCCGGGCTCAGGGACGTGGTTGTATCGGACCCAGGTCCCCAGGATATGGAACCAGTAGCCCGGCCGTGCGGACATCGGACCACCAGAGGCCTTGTATCCGATGACCTGCCGGCAGCGTTTGCAGGTGCTGATCAGGTTCCGGCTCATGCCAGATCCTGGCTGTGCTGCTCGGCAGCATCCCGGATCTTGCGCAGTTGATCGGCCGACAGGTCTGGGGAGATGACCCGGGACGTGATCTTCTCCGTTACGTCCTGACCATGCGCGATCCGCTGGTGGACCTCTTCCCGCACGTCGGCAGGCGATTCCGGCGCGCGACCGATGAACCAGTTGTGGCGCCGGGCGTTGACTGGGAACCGGACGACATGGGTGTACTCCACCCAGTGGACGCTGTTGCCGTTCAGGCCTTCCGGCGCCGGCTCGACCTGAGGTTCAGTCTGGGGCTCCGCCATCAACCGGCCGTTGGCATACAACCGGCTCGGATAGCATCGCGTGGAAGCGTTGTGGATGTGGAACCAGTTCTGCCCGCTGTCCTGCTGGATCGAGCGGTGGCAGTTTTTGCAACGCATGGTGCGTGTCCTCCCCTTGGTGGGTCGCGTGAGACCCCACCTTAACCGAGGTGTTGACTTTATGCAACACCGTAGACGAAAACAGGACGGCCGTCGATCGTATAGGAATGGCAGCCGTTGCCGTAGCTGATGGTCTGGGTCACCACGTGGACGCGAGAGACCCGGCGCCGGGGCTTACGCGCGGGCAGCCGGCTCTTGCGATGCCGGGCTTCATCGCGGCGGATCCGGTCATCGGCCAGCGCGCCGGGCAGGTTGCCCAGGTTGGTCAGCAGCAATACGAAGATCATGCGCAAAACGAGCACGGGTCAGCTCCCTCGGTATCGGTGAGAGGTTGGGCCGGGGGCTGGGCATCGGTACCACCTCGGTACGGGGGTAGGCCGGCCCGGACAGGAAGACACCGAGCGCGACCAGACCACCGGCCAGCATCAACGTGATGGCCACCGCGGCCAGTAGGCGCAGCCTCATGTCCAGATCCCCATTTCGTTGTGGGTCTTGGCCCAGCCCCAGCAGTCACGGCAGAGCCCGGACCCGGATCCCTTGCGGACCTGACGGTCGATTCCGCAACGCGCGCACGGGGTGTTCGGATGCCGCCCGGTCAGCGAGTCGTCGTGGCTGCGAACGGCCCAGGGTGCCGAGCCGGCATAGGTGACCTGGGGCTGAGGCAAGATCATCGTGGCTCCATGGTGCGGCCACGCTCGTCCGCGATCAGGTTGCATGTGTCGCAACGGGTCCATAGGCACTGGTCGCAGTGCCAGCGCACGTGATGCTGGCCTGGCCCCAACGAAGGTTGACGGCAGGCCCTGTTCTGGCAGGCGCTGGGGCGCGCTGGGCGGACGGGGCGCCGTCGCCAGCCGGGCTCACGCAGGCTCACTCGCGCACCACCGTGATGCCGCTCGCGCGCAGAGCCCGGCCCAGGTCGGCCAGGCCGGGGTAGGCTTCGGTGACCGACGCCATGACCGAGCAGTCCGGGCAGGTGATGGCGCCGGGGCCCATCGGCTTGATGTCGGACACGTACTCGCCGCAGATGGTCAGGTGGCTGTCGCTGTGCTGGCCGTGGATCTGGTGGTCGGTCATGGCGTAGGTGGTGTTGATCTTGCTCATGTCGGACATCCCCTCTTCGTCGTGGGTCCCCAGGTGGGTGGGAAGAGCTACAGAGCCGGTCGTCAGCGTCCCTGGACTCCACCCACCTGAGGTGGCCCCGAGCGTAGTGCTACGTGTTGGGAAAAGTCAACCCCCTTGGAGTGGCTGGTTTAGTCAACACATCATGCTAGACTGCCGCCATGCCTGAATCGATCACGAGACCTCGTGTCCGCCTGAGCGACCCGGACAAGCTGCGCCGGGAGCTCCGGCGCCGGTATCCGGACGAGCCCGCTACGGAGCGTAGTTACGCCCGGATGATCGGCGTGACCCCGGCCACCTGGACGCGCGTGGCCGGCTCGGAGATCGGCTGTGGCGGGATGTTCATCGCGGCCGTGCTCGAGGCTCTGCCGGGCAGCCGGTTCGAGCGCTGGTTTGAGATTCGCACCGAGCCGGCCAACGTCAAGCCGGCCACCAAGACTCAGCCGGGCCGATCCGGGAAGAGGCCCAGCTGAGAGACCGGCATGTTGTTTCCAGACACGCACCGGTCTCACGGGCTGCCCGGTCCGGACAGGGTTCCCCGTCGGACGGAACCTGGTGCCGCGGGCAGCCCACCCCGGAAAAGTCCGACAACAGATCCGACCAGGAGATGATCATGACCGAACAGACACAGCCCACCAGCGGAATGGACGTATCCGCTGAGCCGGCTCCGGTGGACCCCAGCCTTGTGCCGGACCCCGAGACCATCGTCATCCAGGTGGACGAGGGATGGTACAAGGGCCTGGACGAGGCGACCGCGGAACAGGCAGCCGAGCTCGATCAGCTGCTCGCGCTGTACGACAGGGCCGAAGCCGAAGCAGATGAGGCGTCCGAGCGGTTCGAGGCCGTCAGGGCGGCATGCAAAGCCATCGCCTACGACCTGGCCAAGCCGGGGGAGGACACACGCAAGGTCGAGCTGAAGTCGGCCCGGCTGCACGCGCCGCTGGAGATGATCTATGTGGCTGGCCGGAAGACCCTGGACCGGAAGCTGCTGCAGTCCACCTATCCGGGGCTGGACCTCACGGTGTTCGAGAAGATCGGCAAGCCCAGTTGGTCCATGCGGCGGGGCAAGACAGCTTCGGAATAAGGGGGTGGAGCGGTGTTCGGCGACGGATTCGAATGGGAGTAGGAGAAAATCCCTTGCTGGCAGAGGATCCCTGGTGACCCAACCACCGCCAAAGCCCCAGCGCTACACGCTGGCTGACGCGATGGCGAGCAGACCCCAGGCGCTGAACGGCAACAGTGCCTGGGGCCAACGCTACGCCGGGCAGGTCCGCCGCATTGTCACCAACCACGCCATGCGGGCACCCCGGCAGGTTCAGGTCCACCTGGGTCCCAGCGAGCTGGGTGTGGAATGCGATCTCCAGGTGGTCATGAAACTGCTCGGCTTCCCCAACACCAACCACGTGGTGGACCCGTGGCCGTCGATCGTGGGAACGGCCGTACATGCCTGGCTGGCCGACGCGTTCAGCTCCTACAACCATCTGGTGGGGCAGCTTCGGTTTGTGGCCGAACAGCGTGTTGTGCCCTTTCCGGAGCACACCGATTCCCAGGGTCATGCCGGCACGGCCGATCTGTATGACGCGCTCGAGCTGGCCGTGGTGGACCACAAGATCCTCGGTGAAACATCTATGGCCAAGGTGCGCCGGGATCCGCCGCGCAAGTACAAGGCTCAGCTGTTGCTGTACGCGCTGGGCTATCGGAGGCTGGGCCTGCCGGTCAACCGCGTGGCACTGGTCGCCTACCCACGCACCACATCCACGCTGAACGGTTTGTACGTCTGGGACCGACCCAGCTCGGCAGCCGATGACGAGTTGATCAGCGAGGTGCTGGAGGACACCGTTCGGCGTAAGCAGTTGGTGACCGACATCCGCACCGGCCGGACCACGCTGGCCAAGGTGACCCGGCAACCCGATGACGACGAATGCTACTTCTGCCCGTTCTACCGGCCAGAGGTCGCCAAGCAGCCCGGCCTGCCAGGCTGTCCCGGAACAGCCCAGGCGCTCAATTCAGTGCTATGATGCTTTTACTCAACACTCCGACAGCGAGGTAACCGACATGCCTCGAAAGACTTCCGCCGCAACCACAGGCACCGCCGCGGCGGATGGTACAGGCTCCCCCGTGATGAGCGGACAAGGGAAAACAGCCGTACCAACCGACGCTACGCCTGGTCATATAGCGGACCAGTCGTTGCGTATACACATCATCACCAAAACAAACAACGCATACGAAATCTGTTCCGACTGCCGGCACTGGCTGGAACGGCTTGCCGACACGTGCCAGTGCTGTCAGTCACACACCCACCGATCGCTCAACCACGGAAGGACATACGTCGATGACGTATCCCCAGCAACCGCTCCCGCCTGGGTACCCCCAGGGCTATCCCCAGCAGGAGATGCCTGGACAGATTCCGGGCTCCGCTCCCGGCTACCAGCAGCCGACCCCCAGCGCACCTCCGGTGGCAGGCTACCCGGCAAACGCCGGCACCGTTCCGTATGGGACGAATCCCTCACAGGCTGGTAACGGATTCGCACAACCGAGCAACGCCTACCCACCCCAGGGCGGATACCAGCCCGGCCCACAGCAGTTCCAGGCGCCCCAGGGCTACCCGCAACAGCAGTGGGGCCAGCCCGGCCCACAGCAGTTCCAACCTGCCGCGCCGGTCCAGCAGTACACGCTGGACGACTTCGGCAGCCAGCCCAGCGGACCCAACGGCCCCTCGCTGACCAAGCTGGTTCAGGGCAACCAGTGGCCGGTCGGCACCGAGTGGCTGTGCGTGATCAAGCGCGACGTGACCGACGCCGACGTGAGCCACCAGACCGAGCTCAACACCAACCGGCCGTTGTTCAACAAGGACGGGTCGGCCAAGCTGTCCATCGCGATCCACGTGGAAGCGATTCAGATCGTGATGCAGGGCCAGGTCTACCCCAGCCCGAACCACGCTGACGGCAACGGCACGTGGTACATCCAGGGCCGCGCGCGGGACGAGTGGGCGCGAGCTCGGCAGGAAGCCGGCTGCCCGCCTGGGACGTTCGGCCTGCGCGGTGAGCGCGTACGCGTCAAGCTCGCCGGGCGCCGGCCGATCCCCGGCGTGCCGCAGCCGGCCAACGACTGGGAGATCCATGTGACACCGGCGAACGGAGTCCAGACCCCGCAACCGGCGACCACCCAGTCGTTGGCGCCACAGCAGGCACAGCAACCCGCGGCGGGCCAGGCACTGGCTCCCCAGGTCTCTCCGGTCTGGCAGGCCATGGAGTACGGCGCGGCGTCGGCCCAGCCGGTCGTTCAGCCTGGTCCGCAGGCAGCCGGACAGCCGGCGCCACCGCCCACCCTGAACGACCGGCAGCAGGCGCTGCTGCAGCAGTTCCAGCAAGGCGGCTCGTAGGGTAGGATTGGCTCTGCCTGCGTGAGAAGCGTTCACCTGCACAGCCCCCGGTCAGAGTCGTCCGGGGGCTGTGTTGTGTTTACGCAACACCCACGATAAGGTTCCTGTGAGGTAAGGAGAAACCCATGACCACAGACCCATTCGAGCGTGCACGTGCGGTAGCAGAAGCTGTAACCGGTCAGCCGGCCAAGCTCGAGCAGATCACCTCACGCGAGCTTGAGATCAACGCACCAGAGCCGACCGAGACCGTGCACGCACTGACCAACGAGCTGCTGGCGGCGCAAGCCCAGCGCGATCTCATGTTGATCACGCTGAGTCAGCTGCGTGGTGATCTGCGCAAGCTGGCCGATGCGAACGTGGACGCTCCCAACGTCTGGCGCTGGACCGTGCAGCGGATGGCCAAAAGGCTGGAGGCCTACACCGGCGCACTCGATCATCTCGAACAGCGAGCCGACACGGGACCGGAAGGCCCTTCCCAGCCACCGGAACCGGCGTAGGCTGGCACGTACCGCCGCGCGGTTGGGTCGCCCCCATCTTGGCCGGGAGGACGCGGCGGTGCCAGGCCGGGGGAGCACACCCCCGCGTGCTTCCCCGGTCCACCCTCACATCACACAAAGTCATCCCCGGCAGGCCACGCGAAACCTGCCGGGGAGAGTGAGTTAGGAGATAACCCGTGACCACGGTAACACACGGCACCCCGGAACTCGCTGTCAATCCTCTCCTGACAGAAGGTGCGTAGTGTCGGTGATCACGGGAATCCTGCCCCCACCGGTTACCGCGCTGTCCGCCGTTGTTCCACGTGAAACACTGCCGTCGGTCTATGTCGAGATGAACGCCAACGCCTCCAAGCTGCTCCTGCTGGCCTCGAGCCCCAGCCATGACGCGATGGCCCACCTGGCCGGCCTGATCCAGAGCTGCACCCCGCTGTTCGAAAGCTCCGACCCCCCGGGCGGATACGTCTGCCCGCTGTCCTGGTCGGCCGTAGTACAGCTGTCGGCCACGCTGGGCACGGCGTGGAACCCCAGCCCGCGCGTGCTGGACTGGATCAAGGCTGAGATCTTGCGTCGCACGAATCAAGCCTCTGACCTTGACTCCCCCCTCCCGCGGCTCGCGGTGCTCGAGCACCTACCGGAAGGTCTGCGGCCGTACAGCTGGCAAGTGCTGGGTGCCGAGCTGATCGCCACGATGGGCAACCCGATCATCGTGGACGACCCCGGCACCGGTAAAACGATCACCGCGATCCTGGGCCTGGTGGAGCGCGCGTCGCGCACACTCGCGCCTCTCGCGCCGGTGCTGGTGGTCTGCCCGGCCAGCGTGGTGGACGCCTGGGTGGAGGCCTGGCAGACCTGGGCGCCCCACGTCCGCGTGGTGGCCTGGCGCGGCGACAAGCGCCGGCGGTTGCGCCTGATCGGCCGCGCGGACGTATACGTGTGCAGCTGGGACATGGCGCGCACCGACGCCGGGCCATCGACGGAAGGCCGGCACCGGCCACTGATCATGCTCGACCCCGGCGCCATCGTGATCGACGAGGCGCACTACGCCAAGAATCCCCAGGCCGCCCGGACCAAGGCCGTGCGTCGGCTTGCGCGGCTCGCGCACTCCCGGACCGGCACCGTCATCCCGATGACCGGCACCCCGATCGGCAGCCACGCCGGCGACTTCTGGCCCATCCTCGACCTGGTCGAGCCCGGCGCCTGGCCGAGCAAAGAACGCTGGGTGAACCGGTACTGCCTGACCGTCCCAGGCGATTACGAAACCAAGGTGTTGGGCGTCGCCCCGGCCGCCGAGCCGGAGTTTCGCAAGACCCTGCTGGGCCAGATGCGCCGCGTGGCCAAGGCCGATGCCCTGTCCGAGCTGCCGCCCAAGGTGCACTCGGTCCGCACGGTCGAGCTGCCGGCGGCCGCGCGAGCGGCGTACGACTCCATGGAGTCCGACATGGTCGCCGAGCTCGCGGACGGCGGCGAGGTATCGATCATGTGGAAGCTGGCGGCGCTAGGTGCGCTGTGCCAGATGGCCAGCGCCACCGCGGCGGACGTTGAGGTCACCTACGGCCCGGACCGCGACGAACTCGGCGAGTTCAAGCGACACCAGCACGTCATCCTGTCAGCCCCCAGCTGGAAGGTGGACGCTCTGCTGGAGGTGATGGCCGAACGCCCCGGACAACCAGTCGTCTGCTTCGCCCCGTCCAAACAGCTGGTCGAGCTCGCCGGCGCGGCAGCGGCCAAAGCCGGCTACCGAGTGGGCTACATCGTCGGCGGCCAAAGCTCGGCCACGCGCACCGGTGCCATTCGCGCGTTTCAAGCCGGCGAGCTCGATCTGATTTGTGTCACCACCAAGGCCGGCGGCGTCGGCATCACACTCACCCGCTCGAGCTGCGCGGTATTCCTGCAACGCCCCTGGTCCATGGTGGACGCCGTCCAGGCAGAGGACCGGCTCCACCGCATCGGAGCCGAGGGCCACGAGTCCATCGAGATCATCGACATCGTGGCGAAAGACACTATTGACACCCGTATCCGCTCTGTCCTGAAAGACAAAGCCAGCAACCTGGCCGATCTGGTGCAAGACCCCAGAGTGGTCAACGACCTGTTCGGAGGAAAGTAATGCTTGACAAAGATGCTCTCATAGGCGCTCTCACAGTAGCTCTCTGGGAGAGAAACGAGCAACTCTACGCCCAAGGTCACGCACGAGAGGTTTGGCCTGCAACCCATTTCGAACCAGAGGCTGAACGGCTGGTCGAGATCATGCTCAAGGAACTTGGGGCAAGGGATGATTGACAGCGTGCTGGGTATCGACCCCGGTCCCACCACGGGTGTCTGCCTGTTGGTGTGTGACGGCCCGTTGATGGCCTCACCCCTGCTGTACCAGTGCAACCACAGAGCCATGGAGTCCCTGCTGTTCCATCTGGTGGAGCGACACAACCCCACCTACATCGCCTACGAAACCTGGGCTCCCGGCAAGGCTCGCGGTGGTGGCTCAACCGTCACCAAAGAACTGATCGGCAACATCGCCAGCTGGTGGCCGAGCCTGACCCGTGGCGCCACCGCGGGCATGGTCAAGCCCTGGGCCACCGACAAACGGCTGAACGCCGTCAGCGAAGAATTCAAGCGCGACGCTACCGGCATGCGACACGCACGGGACGCCGGCCGGCACGCGCTGTTCTGTGCCGTCAACCAGGGCTTGATGCCAGACCCCCTGAGCAGAAAGGCGAGAGTGTCATGACACTGCTTGGTTACAAAGCTAACAATCACCCCCAACAGACGCGTAAGCGGGGGGCCGTAGACGCAACAGATGATCGGGGCACGGACCCGGTTTTCTTTGCTGGGCTGGTTGGACGCTTTGGTCAATTTGACCTTGACGTAGCGGCAGCGCCACACAACACAAAGGCAACTAGGTATTACACCTTGTCGGACGATGGACTCTCTCAGCCCTGGGATGGACGCCGGGTCTGGTGCAACCCGCCCTATTCCGATTGTTATTCCTGGGTTGACAAAGCCTGGGCTGAATGGGGTAAAGACGAAACCCGGCTGATTGTTCTTCTCCTGCCGGCCAACCGGGTAGAGCAAGTCTGGTGGCAAGATCTGGTCGAGCCCTACCGGGACAGGCCTGACTCTCCGCTGCACGTGGAATTTCTTCGCGGGAGGATGCGGTTCGACCGACTTGGTTGGACCAAGCCCGTCAAGGGGGACAGGCCGCCGTTTGGTTGTTGTCTTCTGATCTGGTCCAACGACTACACCCGACCTACAACTCCATAGCTGAAAGGTGGTGTCGCGTGACTGCTCAAACCCAGCTCGAACCGGTGTTCGCGCTGTACGCGCAGGCTTATCTTGACGCCGGCTGGCCGTGCGTGCTGCCGGTGCCTGCGGAAACCAAGTCCCCGCCACCGGAGGGCTTCACCGGGGAGGCCGGGATCGACACCGACGCGAACACGCTGGCGGTGTGGGGCCAGACCCTGCCCTACCACAGCATCGCGTTGCGCATGCCCGCGACCGCTGAGTGGGCGGTGATCGGCATCGACGTGGACGACTACCCCAAGGGCGAAACGGTGAAGGTCGGTGGGCAAACGCTTGCCGCGCTGGAGGCCCAGCTCGGGCCGCTGCCACCGACGTGGATTTCCAGCGCGCGGCCGGCGCCGTCCGGTATCCGCTTCTACCGCGTGCCGGCCGGCCGCTACCGCACCAAGCTGACGGCCGGCTCGACCGGCGACATCGAGGTCATCCAGCGCCACCACCGCTACGCCGTGGTCGCCCCTTCGGTCAACATGGACGCGGGTGGAACGCTGTACGCATGGTGGCATCCACCGACAGGTCCCACGGTGTTTCCAGGCATGCTCCCCAGCCCTACCGATCTGCCCTGGCTGCCGGACACCTGGGTCGCGCACTTGCGTGAAGGGGCGAGCGCTGCAGGCCCGGCCGCGGCAGCTCGCGACGACGGCGCCCGGCTGCTGAGCCTGGCGCCCCAGGGCGAACCATGCGTGGCTATGGCCGACGCGATCACCAAGGCGGTCGGTCTGATGGCGCCCACCAACGCCGGCACGCGCCACGACATCACGATCGAGCGCGTCCACCACCTGGTCATGCTGGCCGCGCAAGGGCACCCCGGGCTCGCGAGCGCACGTGACCGCCTGGCCGTGCTGTGGGAGGACCTGACCCGCGGCGAGCAGCGCGCGGATGAGTTCGAGCGGATGTGGACGACGAGCTCGCGCAAGGCCGTCACCGCGATCGGCGGCACCACGCCCTGGCCGCACGCCGTCGGGCCGGACGGCCGGTGTGACTCCGACGCCGCCCGTCTGCTGGCCCAGGGCCTGACCTGGTCAGCACCCCAGCACCCCGGTCAGCCCCTGGCGGGGGTTGATCCACTGGCCAATGGTCACTCGAATCATGTTAGTGATCAATCGGACATAACGGATAACGAGGTTAACCAGGCATATTTCGCCACGTACGGACCACCGGCTACCAGCCTGGTCGGCGTGCTCGGCTCGGCTCCGTTCGATCCACCGGCAGCCTTCGACCAGGACATCGCTGCCGCCGCGCTCGAGCGCACGTGGCCGGGCCTGCGCTACGCCCCTGACGCCGACATGTGGTTCCAGCGCCAAGCCGACGGCCGGTGGCGGATCGGCAAGCGCGGCCACAAGGCTCAGCTGGCCCTGCTGGCCAACCTGGCGCCGGCCGGGGACGCGAGCGCGGACAAGGGCACCCCGGAACAGGCACGGGCAGCCCGGCGCGCACGGCTGAAATCCAGCGCGGGCAGCTCCGCCGTGGCGTCGAAGATGCTGGAGCTGGCCAGCCTGTCCGACCACCCCAGCGCGATCGACGCGGGCAAGCTGGACGCCGAACCGGAGATCTTGTGGGCCGGTGGGTTGCCGTGGGACCTGGCAGCCAGCGCGGCCGGGCCGGTGCTGGCGAACATCGGCTGGGCCGAACCACACACCCATGACGCCGGACACGCCCCAGCAGCCGGACCGACACCGGCTTGGGATGCCTTCTGTGCCGCGGTGTGGCCGGATCCCGAACTACGCGCCTGGGCACTCCGAGTCCTGTCGATCGGGTTGACCGGCTATCCGGACGCCGCGCTGATCATCCTGACCGGAGAGACCGGCCGCGGCAAGAGCTCGGTCGCACAGTTGGTCTGTGACGTGCTCGGCAGCTACGGAAGCTCGGTCCATCGCTCATTGCTGTTCGGCGACAACAGCTCGGAGAAGCACGTTCACGAACTCAGGGGCCTGCGGTTGGCCTACATCGACGAATCCCCACACGGCACCCGCGGCAGCACCGAGCACCTGAAGCAGATCACCGGGGGTGGGGTGCTGATGGCCAACAACAAGTACGAGGCGACCTATCCGTTCGCTCCGACTCATACCCTGGTGCTGACCTCGAACCATGAGCCGGACCTGTCCGACCCCGCGCTGGTGCGCCGGGTCCGGCCCATCCCCTGCATCGGGGATCCCGGCGCGGTGGCGGCCGCCCGGCGCGCGCTGGCTGCCGGTAACGGCCGGGTCTGGGAAGCCGAGCGGCCCGGCGTACTGGCCGCGATGATGACCCAGGCCGCGGCTTGGCTGGCCGACCGGGACAGCAGCGAGGTGGCCGCGCTGCCCGCGCTCGCCAGCTACGTAGCCGACCTGGCCGAAGAGGATGACCCGATCCACGGCTGGCTCACCGAATGCACGGATCCCGACGACTACGGAAGCCGCGCGAGCGACCTCTACGCCAACTTCCGCACCTGGTGGCAGGCGTCCGGGCTGAACGTACGCGAGATGCCGACGGTCACCCGCTGGGGGCGCCAGCTGAACAAGCGTGGCTACCCCAAGATCAAGCGCACCAACGCCAACTACAGAGGGTTGGTGCTCAAGGGTCTGAGGTTGGCGGGTACGCCCTCGAACGCGGGGGCGCCGGTCAGCCGGCCGACGCTGGAGGCTTACGCCGGGCAAGTCGCCACGCCGACTGACCAGGACGCTCCACAACCCACCATGTTGCCTGAGGCAACTGACCATGACTGCCCAACCACCCAGCCACTGTCCAGCCCTATTTCCCCAGGTCAAATACCCCTTCTGGATACTATGGATACTATGGATAGTAAGGAAGGGGAAAAGAGTAGAGAAGAGGTAGGAGAAGAAAAGGGGACAAATGGGGGCATGGATAGGGGGGAAGAAAATAGTGGAAAGGATAGTGACCGCCAACAGCCCATACCCTCCGAACAATCCATTCCAGGGGCGGACCGGCAGCCCGTGCCGGCCTTGCCGCGCGATTCGGACGCCCCGGCGTTGGTGATCACCGACGGTGAACTGGCGTGTGGGCAGGGCGCGCCCACACCTGTTGAGACCGTTGCCGAGCTGGAGCTACCGGAGCGGTTGTGCTTCGACCTCGAGACCGGCAAGGCCGACGACTTGTACACCACGCCCCGCGGGCGGTTCGGCGTACTCGCCGGCTACGCGCCCATCGATGGCGGCGAACCTGGCGTGACCACCGACTTCGACGCGATCGCGCGTCAGGCGCCCCGGGCCGATCTGGTCATCAACCACAACCTATGGGGGTATGACCTGCCGGTGCTCGCGCGGCATCACGGACTCGACCTGGCCGCCGTGGACGCCGACGCCACGATCGACACCGAGATTCTGGCCCGGCAGATCGACCCACCGATGGCCCGTGACAAGGGCGTGGACGCCGACCGGAGATACGACCTGGACAGCCTGGCCGAACGCCTGGGCCTGCCCGGCAAGGCCGGGTCCATCTCCGACATCGCCAAGCGGCACAAGGGCTACGCCAACATCCCGCCCGATGATCCTGAGCTGGTGGCCTACACCAAGCGCGACGCCGACCTGCCCGTCCTCGTCTGGCGCGAGCTGGACAAGCTCTGGCCCGGCATCGCGACAGAGCCCTACATCCGCCGCGAGCACAAGATCTACAAGCTCGCGGCCCAGATGCGGCACAACGGCGTCTGCGTGGACACCACGCTGCTGGCCGACCGGCTGGCCGAACAGGCCCTGCGCAAGGCCGGCGTGCTCGGCTGGCTGCGTGACACCCACGGGATCCCGTTCGAGAGCGCGAGCCCGCTGGCCACCAAGGACGGCAAGGCCGCGCTCGAGCAGGCGTTCGCCCGGCTGAACGTACCCGCGGACGTACTGCCGCGCGCGCCCAAAACCGGCGTCATCTCCGTGGGCGGGGACGGCATGCGCGAGCTGGCAGCCGGCTGGCCCGCCGATCATCCGGTGGCACAGCTCTGCCAGGCCGTGGCCGCGGTCAGTGGTGAGCGCACCATCTACGAGACCGTACGGCGCTGCCTGGTGCCCGGTGAGCTCGCGGACGACGGCATGGCGCGGGTGCATCCCAAGACGAGCTTCCGGCAGGCCTCCGGACGGGCCAGCGTCACCGACCCCGGTATGACGGTGTTCGGCAAGCACGGCCAGCGCTGGCGTGAACGCGAGGTGATCCTGCCCGACCCCGGGCACGTCATGCTCACGGTGGACTTGTCCCAGGTGGACATGCGTGGGGTGGCCGCTCACAGCCAGGATCCGGCTTACATGGCGCTGTTCGAGCCCGGCCGCGACGCGCACGCCGAAATGGCTCTCCTGCTGTTCGGTAGCAGGGATGCTCGCGAGCAGACCAAAGCGATCAACCACGGGTACAACTACGGTGAGAGCGTCAAGCGGATCGCCGCTGACAACGGGCTGGACCTGGCGGTGGTCCAGGCTTTCGACGCCGGGATGCGCAGCCGCTTCCCCGGCGTGGTGGCCTGGAAAGAGGCCTGCGCGCGTGAGGGTGAGACCGGCGCGCTGCTGGACAACGGCTGGGGCCGGCTGATGCGCCCCGATCCCCGCCGCGCCTGGACCCAGGCACCCGCGCTCAAGGGCCAGGGAGCCGCACGCGACATCCTGTGGGAGGGCCTGCTGCGCCTGGCCGCGCTCGGAGACGGCGCGCTGGTGCCGTTCTTGCGCTTCACCGTGCACGACGAGATCGCGCTCTCCGTGCCGCGTGAGCATGCCTGGGACATCGAGCAGATGGTCATCGCTGCCCTGACGTTCGAGTGGCGTGGCGTGCCGATTCTCGCGGCCGGCCAGGTCTGGAAGCGCGATGACGGCACCGAGGCACCCGCGTACGGGGCATCATGGGGACAGTGCTACGCCAAGGCGTACCCTGATAATGTAAAGGAGGCTTGACATGTCTGAGAGTGAACCTACAGAAACACAGCGTCAGAGGCTGGCTGAGTTCGCAGGTCAGAGCGATGCTGAGCCTTCTCAAGCTCCTGAACAGGCTCCTGAACGACGACCTCATCGACGCAACATCGGTAAGTTGGAGCGGCCAGGACCACGTAGCAACCTGATTCGCCTTCTGGCACAGGGAACACGGACTATGCGTGAGTTGGCCTCCATGCATGACTGTGCGGTCAGTGCCATCCACCAGTTTCAGGAACGCCATAAGGAGGAGATCGAAGCCCGGCGTCAGGAGGACTACAACGCGTTGAGCTCGGTGTGGATTGCCAACAAGGAAAGCCGTTTGCTGGAGCTGTCCCAGCTGTATCAGCACCTTGGGGACGGCGAGATTGATCCCGACGCCGTGCGAGCTGCCAAGGATCTCTTGCGTGCCGCGGCCGAAGAGCTGGGCCAGATTCCCAACAAAACAACGGTGGTCCAGGCGCAGCCGTTCGAGGTGCGTCTCATCGACGGCAACACGCAACAAGCCGTTGACGACACGGAGACTGAACAGCCGGAAGGGGATGAGTATGACCAAGGGGTCTGACAAACGCAAGCGGCAGTTGCGGGTGATCCAGGAACGGCGCAAGCGCAAGCATGTCAAGCTGCTCGGACAGGCGTACCGGCAGATGCTCGACACCCGTATCGCCAACGCACGGGGGCATGGGCTGGTTGACGACTCGTGATTCATTTTGCAGGGGTTGATGTCCAAATAGGGCAGCATGTTCGACAGCGTTGTTCCTGGTGTGGGGCGGTTCTACTGGATTACGATCTGTCGAATATCGCTGTTCCAATCGGGCAAGATCCAAACCCCGGTAGATGGGGTGTAGGAGAGCTGATCTCGGTAGACGATGGCTGCTCCCATGTGGTGGAGCACTCTGATGGTGCGCAGATTCCGGTAGGTACTTGCTTTGAGCTGGAGCGATTCGAGCAGGTTGTAAGCGATGTCCGCCACGCTGACTGACACGGGTCTGGAGACCGGGCAGCACACATACGTCCACAGGGGCGCGGCCACAGCGCTGTTCCGCTCGCGCTTCCCCGAGATCCTGCTGTCCGGGCCGGCCGGCACCGGCAAGTCCATGGCCTGCCTTACCAAGCTGATGCTCCAGGCGGTCAAGTACCCCGGCATGCGTGGCCTCATCATCCGCAAAACCCTCGTGTCCCTGGGCTCTACAGCCCTGGTCACCTGGCGTGAGAAGGTCATATCCGGCCTGCTTAAGTCCGGGCAGGTGTGGTTCTACGGCGGCAGCGCACAGGAGCCGGCCCAGTACCGGTTCGGTAACGGCAGCGTCATCGTCATCGGCGGGCTCGACAAGTCCACCAAGATCATGTCCAGCGAGTACGACGTGATCTACGTCCAGGAAGCCATCGAGCTGTCCGAGGACGACTGGGAGAAGCTGACCACGCGGCTACGCCATTACGTCATGCCCTACCAGCAGCTGATCGCGGACACCAACCCGGACAAGCCGACGCACTGGCTCAAGGCTCGATCCGACCGCGGGCAGCTGCGCATGCTGGAGAGCCGGCATGAGGACAACCCCGCGCTGTACCAGCACAACGAATCCGGTGAGCTGGTTACCACCGACCAGGGCAGGGACTATATCGCCAAGCTGGACAGCCTCACAGGCGTACGTCACAACCGCTTGCGCAGGGGCCAGTGGGTGGCTTCCGAGGGCATCATCTACGAGCAGTGGGATCAGGCCCTGCACGTGATCGATGCCATGCCCAAGGGTTGGGAGGACTGGCCGCGGTACTGGAGCGTGGACTTCGGTTTCGTCCACCCGTTCGTCTGGCAGTGCTGGGCCGTGGCTCCCGACGGAGAGCTCTACCTGTACAGGGAATACGTCCGGACTGGGCGGACCGTTGATGAGCACGCGGAAATCATGCTGCGTGAGGTCACGTTCAAAACCGACGGATCGGCCAGCCCGGGCCATGGGCGTAAGGGGCAGTGGCGGGAGCCTTCACCCGTATCGATCCTCTGCGATCATGACGCGGAGGGTCGCGAAACGCTTGAGCGCGGCCTGGGCATGATCACGCGGCCGGCACGTAAGGCGGTCACTGAGGGTATCCAAAAGGTACAGATGAGGCTGAAACCCCAGATGTCAGAATCCGGGGAGATGAGGCCACGGCTGTACGTTCTGCGAAATGCCTTGTTCGACAGGGATCCCGCACTGGTTGACGCGCTCAAACCCACCTGCCTGGCTGATGAGATCCCCGGCTATATCTGGGCCCCGGACACCAGCAAGGCTGCCGCTGACGGGGACCGGAAAGAGGTGCCGCTCAAGGAAGAGGACGACAGCTGCGACGCCATGCGTTACCTGGTGGCGGAAATTGATTTCGAGCCTGAGTTGAATATCCGGTGGATGTAAACTATTCTCAACATATGAGAGAGGGGGTGATCGACCATGCCGTGGAGGACTTCTCTGGATCCCCATGCCAGCTGCCCGGACCCGTCCTGCGTTGCCAAACCGAGCGAGCCTTGCTCGCCTAGCTGCCAGTGTGACGAGTGCGAGTAGGGGGCTAGCTACTTTCGTCAACATCCTGTGGTAGGGTGGTGCTCAAGCTGTTCTCCTAGTAGGCCCCGTGCACGGGAGCTGAACACATGAGCAGCCCAGCTCAACCTAGGTGGGCGAACGGTGACCGGTAGCACCGCAAGAGATCCGGCTCTAGCTCGGAGTTACATGGGCGCTTGGCATCGTTTGCTCCTTGCCGGTCAGGTCAGTACCGGACGGTGCGTGGATCTCACCGTATGACAGACCACCGCTGGCCGGGTTCAGCCCGTAAGGAAACTGGCCCGGCCGGCGCACAATTGAGACGACCTGGGCCGGCCTGAGATGGCCGGGCATTGGTGGCCAAGCGCGACGCTAGCTAGCGCGACACCCCAGGAAGCTCGCTGATGACTTGGCGCTTGAGCGGGATAGAGTCCCGAATCAGTGAGTTGCGCGAGACCCCCGGTAAGCCGCTCCTGTGCAGACTGCCGGGGGTCTTGTGCACCTATGCAAACCTGGGCATCTCTGCTATACACTCAGCGTTGTGACAAGCTTCCTTGACACCGCGGGGTCGGCGTACGCCACCGAGCGCGCCAGGCCTCGAGCTCACAGCCGGCGCGTTCCCGTCCTGCTGGCCATGGCCACGGTGCTCGGTGTGGTGCTGGGGCGCCTGGTCTCGGCTGTCCCGGCCATCCGCGACGTGCTGCTCCAGCTGGCCGGCCTGGGCATGATCTGCTGGGGCGCCTGGACCTGGAATACCGTGGCCGGCATGGTCGCCACCGGCGCCAGCCTGCTGGTTGTCCAGGCGCTCACCAGCCGAGCTGGTAACGGAGAGTAGCGGCCATGCGGTCGTTGGGGAAGGAGCTGGCCCGGCTCACCGGCTCGGCTGTTGCCGCGCTCGCGCCTCCCCGTAACGACTCTCCGATCCCGCTGGTGTCCGGCTCCAGCGGCGGCATGTCTAACCTGCTTGGTGGCGGCTCGTCCGGCACAGGTGACCCTGTTGGCCAGATGGAGCTGATGGGCTCGGTCGGCACGTTGTTCGCGGTCGTGGACGGTGGAGCCGAAGCGGTCGCCAAGGTGAGTTGGAACCTCTACCCGGCCGGCCTCACCGAGGACGAGCGCGACGGTAAGGAGCTGTCCGGGCACCCCGCGCTGGACGTGCTGAACAACCCGAACCCTTTCACCACGCGCCAGGAGTTTTTCGAGATCGGCCAGCAGCATCACGATCTGACCGGAGAGGCTTGGGTGGTGGTTGCTCGTCGCGGCACCTCCACCGTCGGGCCACCTGTCGAGCTCTGGAACGTACGACCGGACCGGATGTCACCGGTGCCCCATCCGGAGAAGTTCATCGCGGGGTACGTCTACAGCTCCCCGGACGGGGATGACATCCCACTGGAGACCACCCAGGTGATGCTCAACCGGCGCCCCAGCCCGCTGGATCCCTACCGCGGCATGGCACCCATTCAGTCGGTGATGAACGATGCCGACGCCGCCAAGTACGCCAGCCAGTGGCAACGCAACTTTTTCGTCAACAGCGCGGAGCCGGGCGGCATCATCAGAACGCCGGCCGGCAAGATCCTCAAGGACGCTGAGTTCGAGCAGCTCCAGCAGCGCTGGCGCCAGCAGCACCGTGGCGTGGCCAACGCACACCGCGTGGCGATTCTCGAGGGTGGCATGGAATGGATCGACCGCAAGTACACCGTCCGTGACATGATGTTCGACGCGCTACGCGGTCTGAGCTCCGAGCAGATCCGTGAGGCGTACCGCTTCCCCAAGTTCATGCTGGGCGTGATGGAAGACGCCAACCGCGCCAGCGCGGTGGCAGCCGAGCTGGTGTTCGGACGCTGGTATGTGGCCGGCCGGCTGGCTCGCTGGCAACAGATGCTGAACCATGACTTTCTCCCGCTGTTCCCCGGTGGTGACCGGCTTGAGTTCCATCCGGTCAAATCGGACTACATCCCGGCCGATGTGGATCTTGACAACGCCACGTTGACATCCAAGGTGTCCGCGTTCGCTCAGCTGGTGGACAAGGGGGTGCCGATCGAGCAGGCGCTGGAGATCGTAGGCCTGCCCGGGGTGGACATCCCTACGGTTAGTGAAGACACCATCGGCCGGCGTGAGAAGATGGAATTGGTACAAAAGGTGTATCTCGGTGTGGACACCGTGATCACCGCGGTGGAGGCCCGGCGCGAGCTGGCCGCGGCCGGCTGGGACATCAATCCGGAGGACTGGGAAGAGTCGGAGCCTGAGGAGGCACCCCAGCCCCAGCTCGATCCGGCGCCGGCACCACAGCCTCAGCTCGAGCCCACTGATCCAGACGAGGCTGAGCAAGCCGCCATGGCCGCGCGCTGGCGCGCGATGGCCGCTCTGGTCCGGGGCCAGCAGGACGGGGACGCACCGGTCAGTACCCCGGCTTCGGAGAGCTCGATCCCCGGCCGCGCGGAGGTCGATGACGCCGCGGCAGAGCTCGAGGTCGAATGGACATCGGTGCTGGACAGCTGGCACGGCCAGATCGTTCGGACCATCGAGACCAACGGGGATGACGAGATAGCCTTGCGCGAGTCTAGCCTGCCGACCACCTACGCCGTGGACCTGCTCACCGAGCGGATGGCCGAACAGTACACCGATGGTGCTGACCAGCTCTGGCAGGACGCACGGGACCAGGGCGTGGACGCCGACGACCTGGGAGAGGTTAGTGATCCGGAGCTGCGCGACCAGGCCGAAGCGGCGGTTACCGAGCTGGCCCAGGCCTGGACCGATGCCGCGATCGTGGCCGTACGGCAGGCGTACGAAGAGGACGTGAGTAACTGGGATCCGGGCCTGCCAGGAGTCCAGACCGTACGTAACGTCACCAACACCGAAGCGGCCGACAGGGTCGCGAGCATGCTGGCCGACCTGGGCACCGCGCGCGACCGCGCGAAGCTCACCGGCACACTGCACCGCGCGCGCAACCAGGGCCGCATCGCCCAGGCCAAGCAGGCGCCCAAGGCCACCTACGTGGCGCTGGAGGAGAGCGACGATGCCAGTTGCGATCCTTGCCGGGACGTGGACGGTAAGGAGTTCCGCAACCTGGCCGCTGCTGAACGCGCGTACAAGACCGGTGGGTACTCCAAGTGCAAGGGCCGTGACCGTTGCCGCGGCACATTCAACGCAAGGTGGGATTGACATGCGAGGATTCAACCCGCGGCAGCTGGCCAACCGCGCCATCAAGGACCCCAAGGACAAGGGGTACACGATCACCAACGCGGTCGCCGGCCAGGCCGACATCTACATCTACGAGGAGATCGGTTTCTGGGGCGTGTCTGCGCAGGCGTTCGTCCGCGACTTGCTCGCGCTGGACGCCGGCACGATCAACCTCCACCTCAATTCCCCCGGTGGCGAGGTGTTCGACGGCATCGCCATCCACGGTGCGCTCAAGAGCCACCCGGCTACCATCAACGTCTACGTCGATGCCCTGGCAGCCAGCGCGGCATCGTTCATCGCCATGGCCGGCGACAGCATCAGCATCATGCGCAACGCCCAGATGATGATTCACCAGGGCCAGGGGTTCGCGATGGGTCCCCGGCAGGAGATGCTGGCGATGGCCGACCTGCTGGAGAAGGCCGACAACAACATTGCCGACATGTACGCCGCGCGGGCTGGCGGGTCGGTCGACAAGTGGCTTGAGGCCATGACCGCAGAGACCTGGTACAGCGCGGACGAAGCCGTCAGCGCCGGCCTGGCCGACAAGGTGATCGACAGCTGGGAGATGGCCCCCGAGGGTGCCGCACCCGGCGGCCCGATGGACACCGACGATCCTGAGTACGCCTGGGCCGCGCGGCTGGCCGCGATGCGTACCCGCTACCGGGGCAGGTCGAACGCTCCCGAGCCGTATATCCCACAGAATTCCTTGCCGAGCCCATCGAGCAAGGGTGTTCCACAACCAACGCCCGAGCCTGTCAAGATTGACTTGACGTCGGCTATCCGGGACCTGAAGAGTCTCAAGGGAGGCAAGTAACCATGGCACCGACCCCTACGATCCCGGACACGGTTGAGGGATTCGAAGAGGCACTGAACGACACCGAACGGCTCAACGCCATGCTGGCTGATGGCACGTTCGGCACGTTCGTCAACAGCTACGTGCAGAAGATCACCGCCAAGGACCACACGCTCGAACAGCAGATCGAAGCCGAGGTTAAGCGCGGCTGGGACAAGTTCTGCCTGGACAACGGCATCGACCCCAAGCAGCTGGCCGAGCCGATCAACCGGCCCAACATGGCCGGCTTCGTCCGGGCCAAGAACGAGCCGCCCACATCCGTGCTGCGCAAGCAGGAGCTGTACAACGAGCACGCCTACGGCGCCACGATCGATGCCGCTGGGTTGTTCGCCGACGCGCGCGAGTACTTCCAGGCCGCCGCGCCGCGCAACGCCGGCACGATCCAGGACCCCGCGGTGCGGGCCAAGCGAGAGAGGCTGGTCGAGCTGACCAACGCCTACTCTTCGCAGGTCCCGGCTGACGGCGGCTTCCTGGTTCCGGAGACGGTGCGATCGGAGATCCTTGAGCTCGCGCTTGAAACCGCGATCGTACGGCCGCGGGCCACCGTCATCCCCATGGACACGCTTCGCGTCAGCCTGCCGATGGTGGACGAGGTGAGCCGGGTCAGCTCGATCAAGGGCGGCATCGTCGGTGGCTGGGCCGAAGAGGGCGCGGCGATGGACATCGAGTCGTCGGCCAAGTTCTCTCGCGTCGTGCTGGAAGCCAAGAAACTGTTCGGCTATGCCGCACCGCCCAACGAGCTGCTGGACGACGCCCCGGCGTTCCGGGCCTGGTTCCAGAAGTCGTTCCCGGGAGCCATCACCTGGTTCGAAGATCTCGCGTTCCTGGCCGGCAACGGAGTGGGACAGCCGCTCGGTGCGCTACACACCGGCGCGTCTGCCGCGATCAGCGTGGCCAAGGAAACCGGCCAGGGCGCGGCCACCATCGTGTTGGAAAACATCCTGAAGATGTACGCCAGGATGTTGCCCACCTCGCTCGGCAGTGCGGTCTGGACGGCCAACCTCGACACCTTCCCTGAACTGATGACCATGGCCCTGTCGGTCGGTACCGGCGGCGGACCGGTCATGCTGACCAACGCCGCGAGCGGCCCGCCGATGACTATCCTGGGCCGGCCGGTCACCTTCACCGAGAAGGTGCCGACCAAGGGCACGGTCGGTGACCTCTCCTTCGTGGACTGGTCGTACTACCTGATCGGAGACCGGCAGACCATGCAGGTCAACTCCTCGGAGCACTACCGGTTCGCCAACGGCCAGACGGCGTTCCTGGTGACCGAGCGTGTGGACGGGCGGCCGTGGATCAGCAGCGCGATCACGCCGAACAAGGGCGCAGACACGCTGTCCCCGATCGTCAAGCTCGCGACCAGGGCATAACCAGTAGGGTGGCCGGTATGTGGATCAAGATGGATGGTGCCGGGGGATACCGGCCACTCGATAAGTTTGTCCAGCTCCTGGTCGTCCAACCCGTTTCGGGGCTTTGGCGTGTGGCTGGCCGGGTTACCGATGGTGGAACCACTTTGGAATTCGCTGGGGACTACGGATCTCAGGCAGACGCAGAGGCTGCCTTGGCTCTGTTGATGCAACAGGTTGGCGTGTACGACGCCAACTGAAACCGGCCGGGTCTGGTGCACTCGCAAGGGATTCCAGGTCTGGCACAGCCGGCAGGTAAACCGCGAGGATTCCTGCCAGGAAAGGGAAAACCATGGAAGGACTCGGACGGCTGTTCAACGTCGTGCCGACTGCTGCCGGAGCGTGGGTCTCACTCAGACATGCCGCAGCTGTGACCTTCGTCTGCACCGGATCGGACACGTTCACCTTGAACGAGGCGACCGATTCGGCAGGCTCGGGAGCACAGGCTCTCACGGTCATCACGCATCGGTACTACAGCTCGGGGGCGGTCGGACAGACCGCTTGGGCTCGCAACCCGGCATCTGGTGAGGCGACGGCGGCCAGCGCGGTGGTCTCCACCGACGCAACCTTCGCCATCCACGTCAGCGCCAACTCGCTGAGCGATGGGTTCAGCCATGTCCGGCTCGCGGTCGCGGGGTCCGGTCTGGTCCGCGCGATTCTGCACGACCTGAACATGCAGCGCTCTCCGGAGTATCTGCCTGTTCCGGTCTCGAACGCGTAAAGGAGCGCTTGACAAATGAGTGTTCTCAACGACGGTGCGGCGTTCACCAAGGGAATCCTGGGAATTCGGGTCAGCCGTGCGACGGCGGCTCTGCCCCAGACGGCCCAAGCGCCACTGTTCACCATCACAGGTGGGCGTATCGCGCTGATGGCCATCGTGGGAGAGGTCACCACGGCGATCCAGGCCCAGGCCAACGGTACTCAGCTGGTGTTCAACCCCTCCGGAACAGGTGCCGATACCGATCTGTGCACTGACCTGGACATCACCGGCGACGCGGTGGGCACGTACTACACGCTACCGGCGGCGGTCGGCTCGGCCATGGTGGACGGACTCTGGTTCGTGCCGATCGCCGACGCCCACATGAAGGTGCTCGGACCGGGCGCGGTCGAGCTCGACTGCGCGGCGTCCAACACTGGTTCGGTCAAGTGGGACATGTGGTATGTCCCGTTGGACGACGGCGCGTCGGTCGCCGCGGCTTAGCCGGAATCGGACAGGGTAAGGAGCACCGTATGTGGGATTGTGAAAAGTGCGGCACGAAAAACATCGCGGCCGGGCTTGAAACCTGCCCGCACTGCGGTGCTCCACACCCCGATTCGAACCGAGAGGACAACGATATGGCCAAGGCGACAAGGCTGGGAGGTGCCAGCGGATGGCCGGACCAGGAACCGACCCAGGAGGCTGGTACGGACTCCTCAGCCTCTACCGAACAATCGGAGCGGAGTTCGAATCCGAGCGAGCAGCAGAGCCAACAGCCTGCCCCATCGACGGGACGCCCCTCCGAAGCGGACCAGACGGACAGCTCTGGTGCCCCTTCGACGGATGGCGCAACGGCTGACCATGAGCCGGTCCGGGAAGGCACCACGGCGGCTGACGGGTCCACGGTCGGCAACTACGATCGCTGGCGTAAGGCAGATCTCGAGGCCGAAGCTGACGCGCGTGGGCTCGAGCCGGTGGACGGCTGGACAATCGCCGACCTGGCCGCGCTGTTGCGCGCGGACGACCAGGACGTCGAAGCCCAGCAGTAGCTACACTCGGATACGCCGGGCTGGGTGCTGGGAAGAGACCGCGGGATTCCAAGCCAACTGGCTACCCCTCTCGCGGTTTCCCAGCCCGGCACACCGACAACTGAACAACCCCCGTCCCACACCAGCCAGAAAGCGAGCATGGTCATGGACGCCGTAGCCTACGTTTCGCGCGAGCAGGTGAAGCGACTGCTTGATGTGAAGGCCACCGCGTTGATCGATGATCAGGTCGATGACGCGATTCTTTCGGCATCCGAGACCATTCACGGCAAGCTGTTGCGGAGGTTCCATCCCTGGCAGGGATCCCAGGTTTGGGACTGGCCCAACTGGCAGTACGCCGACGCCTGGCAGCTCTGGCTGGACGACCGGGAAGCGGTCAGCCTCACCGAGGTTGTCACCGGCACTCAGACGCTCGAGCCCAGCGCCTATTTCCTGGCCAACGCCGGCAACGTCTCCGGACCGCCGTACAACACCCTGAATCTGGACCAGGCCCACAGCGCGGCATTCAGCCCCGGCGCCAGTTGGCAACGCGCGGTGTCCATCACCGGCACGTTCTACCACCCGTTCACCGCGAAGCCGGCCGGCGCGCTGGCCGCGGGTGCCGGATTGGACGCGAGCCAGACCACGGCCACCGTGACCAACGGCAGCGTGTTCACCGGCGTCCGGACGTTGGATCTCCTGATGATCGACAGCGAGATGCTGCTGGTTACAGAACGTAGCTCAGTCGATACGGGCCAGACCTCGAACTCGCTGACTGCGGCCAAGAACGACCACCTGATCACCGTGGTAGACGGCACGGCGTTCGCTGCGGGAGAGACGATAACGCTCGACGCTGAGACCATGCTGGTTACGCGCGTGGTCGGCGACACCCTGGTGGTGGACCGCGCGGCTGACGGGTCCACGCTGGCCGCGCACAACGCTGCCACGCCGGTCTACGCCGACCGCGCGCTGACGCTCCAGCGCGGTGTCCTGGGCTCCACAGCGGCCACCCACGCGGCCGGCGCGGTCATCGCTCGGCATCAGCCCCCGGCGCTGATCTCCAGCCTCGCGCGCGCCCTGGCTGTCCAGGAGCTGCTGCAGCAGGGATCCGGCTACGCCATGACGACCGGCAGTGGGGACAACGAACGGGAGGCCACCGGCAAGGCCATCGGGCAGCTGTGGATGTCGGCCTGCGCAGCGTACGCGCGCGGCCCGCGGGTGAGGGCAGTCTGATGGCCGGCATGATCGACTACAGCATCCGGCCGCGTGGTCCGCTGTTCGACGGCCGGCTGGCCCGCGTGGTACGCCCGGCGCTGGATGGCGCGGCGCACGACGTGGCGCGGCACGGGCAGGACATCGTATGGCTGTTGGGCCACCGGACGTTCAAGACATGGACCAACACATGGGGTGGCAGCCTGGTTACCGAACGCCGGGCGGACGATTGGGTAACCCACGACAACGTGATCTATGGTCCGTGGCTGGAGGGCGTTAGCAGCCGTAACGCCAGCACAAGGTTCAAAGGATACAGGACGTTCCGGCGCGCGCAACAGGAACTTGACGCCAAGACACCCACGATTGTGGAAGCGTCGATCAAACGATCCGTGCTCGGTCGGCTGCTGGGTGGTGGATGATGGCAAGCCAGCTCGGTGTCAGCGACATTCTGGACGCGGTGGAGTCCAAGGTGATGGCGCTGGGGTTGTTCGACTCGATCAACATGCATGAGCCCAAGTCCAGCCCGGGCCAGCAGGGTCATGCGGCTATCTGGGTGCAACGGCTTGGTCCGGCTCCTGGTGCCAGCGGGCTGGCCGCTACGGCAGGCCGGCTCGAGCTTCGGATTCGGCTCTACGGGTCCATGCTGTCCGAGCCCCAGGATGAGATCGACCCGGACATGACGTACAAGGTTGACACCCTGCTGGCAGAGTTCTCAGGCGATTTCGATCTGGGAGCCAGGGTCCGCAACGTGGACTTGCTCGGTGCCTACGGTGAGCCGTTGGGCGCGCAGGCCGGCTACCTCAACCTGCAAAACTCGATGTTCCGGATTATGGACATCACGCTACCCCTTATCGTCAATGACATCTGGAACCAGGAGGCATGATGTCGAAGCAATCCGGGCTGGGGGACAATCTGTACGTCGGTGGGTACGACGTATCCGGGGACGTCATCTCGATTGGCCGGGTCGGGGGAAGTCAAGCCACGCTTGACACCACCGGGATCAAGCGTTCCGCCTACGAACGGATCGGTGGCGTACGCGACGGTGGTGTGGAAGCGGTGGCCTGGTGGAACCCCACCAACTCACCGGCCAGCCCGGATGATGCCGAGCACCAGGTTTTCCGTGGCCTGCCGACCGCGGACGTCATCCTGACCTACTGCCGGGGAACGACCCAGGGCAGTCCGGCCGGCAGCATCGTGGCCAAGCAGCTCAACTACGACGGCAGCCGGTCACAGGATGGCTCGTACACTTTCGCTGTGGCTGCGCAGGCCAACGGCTACGGGCTCGACTGGGGCAACCTGCTGACCGCGGGCAAGCGGACTGACACCACCGCCACCAGCCCGGCTACCGGGCTCGATCTGACCACGGCGTCCACCGCGTTCGGCTGGCAGGCATTCCTCCACGTGTTTGCCTTCACCGGCACCAGCGTGACCGCGACCATCCAGGACAGCGCCGACAACTCCAGCTTTGCCAACCTGACCGGCGCGGCGTTCACCGCTGTTACGGCAGCGCCGGCCAGTCAGCGGCTGGAAGGTGGGCGTACGGCGACCGTACGCCGGTACATCCGGGTCATCACCAGCGGTACGTTTTCCAACGCGGTGTTCGCCGTTGGGTTTACCCGCAACGATGTGGCTGTGAGGTTCTGATGACCCAGCCCTACCGGATCATGCCCATCGGCCACCCCGCTGACTACCAGACGTTCCGGATGACCCGGCGTTCTGACACGTCGATTGTCCAAGCCTGTAAGGAAGCAGGATGTGAACAGTGGGC